GCCGAAGAACGCGCCGACCAGCATACCCTGGCCAGAGAGGATGCCGCCGGAATAGGGCACGACCATGGGGATGGAGCGCGCGTCGGGGCGGATGCAGTTGCGCATGGTTGGATCTCCTGAAACGCAGCAGGCGTCCGCAGGACGCCCGCTGCATGGGGTTGTGATGGAAAGGGGACGCCGGGATTACGTCCCCGGGTTGAACCAGCCGCCACGGTAGTCGATGGCGCCGACGCCGAAGTCGAAGATCACGCTCACCTCGACGCCATCGGCGCCCTGCACGGGGCCGGTGGTGACCTGCGGTCCCTCCGCGCCGTTGAGGTAGCCGTAGGTGTAGACCGGCGCCGAGGAAGGCTCGGCGAAGAGATACCAGCGGTTGTTGGGGATCAGCGGCTCGACGATCGGCTGCAGCAGCCCGGAATAGGGGTTCACGTTGCCCGAGCTCGACGGCGTGATCGCCGTCGTGATCTTGAGCGCCGTCAGTTCGAGCGACGGCCCGACCAGCAGGCGCATGTTCCGCCCGAGCGAGATCGGCAGGCCATCCAGCGTCTTCTGCCGCATCATGGCAGCGCGACCGACACCGATATTGGTCTCATCGAGCGCCGTGCCAGACGTGGCCTTGTTGGCGCGTGCCGTGCCGGTCCCGAACACCGTGCCGCCGGCGGTTTCCAGCGTCGGGCCATCGCCATTGGCGAGGTTGACCAGGGCATAGGCGGTGGCGTTCTCGAAGTCGGTGACGCGCCGACCGATCATGGAGGCGAAGTCGGTGAAGGCGCCGAGATCGTCGTTCACCAGCATCTGGCGCGTCACACGGACGCGCCGGGCGAAGGTGCTGAGGCTCACCGTCTCCCGGCTCTCGCCGATGGTGCCGACCTGGATCTCACCATTCTCGGCGAGCGCCAGGAGATTGGGGAAGTCGCCGACGCGCAGGTAACGGTGCGGCTTGAAGTCGCGGAAGTCGCGCCGCAGCATGATCTGCCGGTAGGTCGGGGTCGCCAGCGCGTAGGTCGCGAGCAACATCTTGTTCGCGGCAGCCGAGAGCAGCAGCGGGAAGTCCGAGGTGGTGTGGAAAGCACGCTCGGCGAGGCGGGCGGGCTCGCGCGGGATCTGGCGCTCGCCGCTGCGGGCGAGCAGCTCGCGGATCATGTCGGACGGGCGCCAGCCCAGGAACTCGACGTGACGCCCATTGCCCTTCGGCTGGTAGCCGGGCATGGCGCGGACGGCGATCGCCTCGGCCATGGCCTCGCGGATAGCGACAGGGTCATCATTGCCAGGGCCGGTCTCCGGACGGGCGGGGATGGAGGGGCGCGTCCCCTCGCTGACCAGGAGATCGAACAGGGCGCGGCGGACCTGCTCGCCGCTCCAACCGCGCTCCACCGCCTCACTGCGGACGGGGGCGATGCGGTCGGCCGGCAGCAGAGCGCGCGCGGCCTCGACGGCGGTGTCGATGGCCGCGATGCGCTCGCGTTCGGCACGCTGCGCCTCGGCGCGGATGGCGTCGATGTCGGGCGCGGCCCGGGCGGATTCGACCGGCGGGGTCGTGGAAGAGGTGGCGTTCACGATGTTCTCCTGGTGCGAGGGGATGGACGGCGCGGCGGAGGGCGGCGCCGCGGGCGGGGCTGCCGGGGTCTCCGGCGTCGTCTCGGGCATGCTGAGTTCCTCTGACAGGGCTGGTTCGACAGCGACGGCAGGCGCGCCCTGATGCGCCTCGCCACGCACTGCGGCATCCCGGTCCACCGGGACCGGCACGACGGAGATCTCGAAGGGCTCCCAATCCACGGCGCGGTGGACGGTCTCGCCAGTCGCGACGTCGGGCCGCGTCTCGTAGCGGTGCACGCGATAGCCGACGCTGACCGCGCGCAGCGTGCCATCGGCGATGCGCTGCCAGACCGGCTCCACATCTGCCGCGGTGGAGAACTGCAGCGTTGCGTACCCGCGGCCGCGCTCGAGGCGGGCGGCGGTCACGCGTCCGAGCACGTCGCGGGCGCCGCCACGGCGATGGGTGTCGAGTACCGGGGCGCGGCCCGAGCGCAGCGCGTCCATGCGCACCGCATTCGGCGACATCTCCAGCTCCTCGGTGATCAGCCCGAGGGTGGGGACGAAGTTGCGGGCGCGGGCGCCGGTGCTCCACACCACCTCGACGGTGCGGGCGGCGCGATCGACGGTGGCAGGCGCGGCAATCGCGCGCTGCGCCAAGATGGGCGCAGCAGCAAGCTCCGGTGCGGGGTCTCCCCCGCCCGGTTCGATGATGTCCGTCATGGTCAGCCCTGTGCTGGGATCTCGCGCGGCGGGGCCGCGGCGCCGGTGGCGGCAATCTCGACCGCGGCCATCTGCGCGGCGTCCTGCGCTGCGCCGGACTTCGCGACCCGGCGCGGGTCGGTGTCGAGCGAGATGCCGGCCTCGTCGAGCAGGGCGTTGGCCTCGCGGATCATCTCCACGGCGGCCCGGAAGTCGTAGCCGAAGGCCCCGGCCGCCTCGGGCTGCGGGACGAAGCCAGCGCGCACCTGGGCAATCAGCGCGGTGGTATCCTTTAGCGGGTCGATCATCTCGTGCGCCGGCGGAACGTGGCTGACGCCGTCCGGCATCTCCGCACCCCACAGGCCGAGCAGCGCGCCCTGGGCGTGGAAGCGGTCCGCGACGGGCCGCACCAGCATCGGGATCAGCATGCCGTACTGCACCTGCTCGCAGAGGCGGCGGAACTCGATCTTGCCGGCGCGGAGGGACGAGTAGTTGGCCTGCGTCAGGTCGCCGGAGACCTGGTCATAGGTCAGGCCGGCGCCCACCGCCGCCGCCTCCAACGCCCTGCGGGCGAAGGCGGCGTGCGACCCGCCCCCCGAGGGATTCACCACCTCCACGCTGCCCATGCCACGGCGGTACAGGATCATCCCCGGCTCGAAGCTCTCGACCGCCCGGCCCTGGGCGTCGCGGAGCAGACCGGAAGCGGCGCCGGTGAGCGCCTCGTCGCCTTCCTCCGTCACCACTGCGGCGAGGCAGGCCTCGATCTTGGCCTTCATCAGCAGCGCGGCCTCGTAGTCACCAAGGTCGCGCAGCCGGAGCAGGATTGGAGCCAGCCAGGAGACGTCGCGCAACTGGCCAGGCCGGCGCTTGCGATAGACGTGCAGCACCTCGCTGGCCGGAATGCGTTCGCTGTCCTGCCAGGCGGCGCCTGGCATGATCCACGCTGCGCCGGGATGCACCCGGTGCAGCCAGTAGCCGATCGGCTCGCCGGCCTCGCCGAGGGCGATGCCTTGGATGGTGGCCGCGCCGTCCAGCATGCCGTTGCGCGCCGTGTCAAGGTGGTCGCTTTCCAGCACCTGCAGCCGCAGGCCGATCGGGTTGGTGGGCGATGGCGGCACGATCAGAAACCGGACGAAGCACTCGCCGCTCTCGACGACGGCGCGCATGACCAGCGCCTGGAGACCGTAGAGGTCGAGCCGTCCCTCGGCGTCGCAGGCGGTGCTCTCCGCCCAGCGCTGCCAGGCGCGGCCGTGGGCGTCGTCGGGCCAGCGGGTGGTGATGCCGGCGCCGACCGCATTCCCCGTCCAAAGGTCGACGATGCGTGCGGCATAGGGATCGTTGCGCACGGCGTCGCGGGCGCGGCGGGCGACCGTCGCTGCGGCCATGCCGACCTCAGCGTTGGCGCTGCCGCCAGACGGCGCCCAGGCCGAGGCACGGTGGTCCTGCGCCGCGGCATAGCCCCGCAGGACGTTCCAGGCGTCGCGCACGCGCCGCCTCATCCGGTCGATCACGTGCTGCCCCCGCGCGAGAAGCTGGCCAGAGTCACGGACGGGCGGCGCGCGGCCGTGAGTTCCGCCCCGCGCAGAACGGCAAGCGCCCGGCCCAACTCATCGAGGCTGCGGTATTCCACGGTGCGCCCTTCGAACGTCACGCGCGTGGTGCCGCCCGTGTAGGCCGCGGCCAGGGCGGCAGCCCGGCTGCCAGGAGGCTGCGCCAGCGCCCAGGCCAGGACGGTCGGGTCCATGCAAGTCCTCCTGTCAGCGCAGCCAGCCGCTGCGCGGCGCAAGCCAGGCGCGCGGGCGATAGGTGTCGGACGCTGCCGGTGGCGACGATAGCGGAGCGACATTCCCGGCAGTGGGAAGTTCGGCGGTCGGCAGCGACAGCGCATCTGCCATCCGCGTCCAGCGGCCCTCACCCCAGCCATCCATGCCGAGCGCCGCCGCCGCCGCGCGAGCATAGACGCGGCAGTCCAACGCCTCATTCCTCTCGCGGGTCTTCACCCACTCCAGCCGGCGGAAGCCGTTCCGGCCAGCCCGCGCCACTAACTGCTCCGCCGTGAGCTGTCGGCAGAACTCCTCACCCGCCGCATGGACCGGCAGATGGACATAGCCCGCCGGAAACGGATCGCCGCTTTCCTCGGTCGGGCGGTCCAGCTTCAGCCACCCATAGGTCTCGCCCTTGAGGAAGGAGGAACCCACCGGCCACACCTTGAGCCCGCCGAGCTTGCGCCCGTTGCGCCTGACCTCCGTCGCCGCCGGCTGGCCGATGGCCGCACGCAGCCCATCCTGGCCCTTCACGGCAATGGCGCGGCCCGATCCCATGCGCCGGACGAAGGCATAGACCTCCGCCGTCGTCATGCCGTCGCCGCTGTCGATCGCCGCCATGGCGATGGGCAGGCGGTGCCCGCTCGCGTGCTGCCAGGTCTCGCCGAACAGCAGCCGCAACTCCTCCCACACCGCCGCCTCAAAGGGGTTGCCAGCGATCACACGATGATCGATCAGCCAGGACTGCCGATCCTGCCCCCAAGCCCAGATCGAGGCTTCGAGGCGGTCGCGCTGCACGTCCACGCCGGCCGTCAGCAGCAGCCCGCCCATCGGCACGGTGCCGGCGGGCCAATGCTCGCGGCGATCATAGAGCCGCTGCCAGTCCGGCGCTTCCCCGGACACCCGCCAAGCCCGCCCAAGCTTCTGCTGGACGAAGGTCTTGATCTTCTCCTGGTCCCCCTGAATGCGCTCCCATTCGTCCGCGAGATCGCCCCAAGAAAGCGTCGGCGAATAGAGCCCAGATAGACTGAACCCGGCGTGCAGCTCTACCAGCTCCGGCCGCTCATGCACCCACTCACCCGCCGCCAGCATCGCCGCCTTGCACTCATGCTGGATCGCGGCCCCACACCCTACGCAGTGATACACCGCCTCCTGCGGCCGCCCCTTCGGCCAACGCAGCGACTCCCATTCGAGCGTCTGCCGTTCGCCACAATGCGGGCAGGGAACGAAATACCTGCCCTTCGAGGACCGTTCGTATTCCTCGCTAATCCGGCAAGCCCCTTCCTCCGCCGGAGTCGAGATCTTGATAATTTTTTCCCGCCCCGCATAGGCGATAGCCCGCGCCTCAAGCTGCGCAACCGGGTCCCCGCGCCCACCGGTGTCGATCGGATAGTCCGAGACCTCCTCGCAAACCAGCACCCGCGCCGACCGCATCTGCAAGTTCGCCGACGATGCTGCCGTGAGCAGCTGCAGATACCCGCCAGGGAACCGCTTGAACGTGACCGTGGAAGACTCATCGTCGCCTTCCACCTGGTCCCGCACGCGCGCCCGCAGCCTCGGTGTCGCCGCAATCATCGGGTCCAGCTTCAAGCGGTTGTAGCCGCGCATCATGTCGATGCTCGGCAACATCACCAGCACCGAAGTCGGCGTTTCGGCCATGATCTGGCCAATTAAATTCAACGCCGCCTCACTGCCCCCAAGCTGCGCCGCCTTGACAAACGTCACCCGCCGCGCCGGATGCGCCAGCGACATGACCCTCATCACTTCGCGGAGATACGGCACTCGCGCCGTATGCCACCGCCCAGGCCATGGCGAGCCACTCTCAGGCGGAACAATTCTCTCCGCGTCCGCCCATTTGACGACATCCCTGGGCGGCGGGACCGCACACGCATCCGCCACCGCCCTGAGAAGCAGCGCTTCAACGTCAGGCGGCGCTGCGGCGGGCAGCATCCGCCAAAAACTCCTCCGACAGCCCAGACATGTTGCGCCGCAGATGCTCCGCCAGACGGTCCGCGATCCTTCCGGCATCCGTCATGGCCGCCAATTCCACCGCCAAATCGGCAAACCCCTCAGCGATCCTCGCCGTCGCCCGCCCGAACACAGACACTGCCGCCCCCCGCACCGCATCGGTGTGCAGCAGCTTGCCCTGCCGCTCCGCCAATTGAAGCTCGGCAAGCGCTGCCTGCGCCCTCTCCCGCCGCGCCCTCTCGACCGCATAGACCGGCCCGCCATCATCCGCGTTGGGCGCCGTTACAGGCTTAATCCGCGTCGCCCGTTCCTGCCTCGGCGGCCCAAGCATCTTGTCCGCTAACGCAACATCGATCCGCCCGTCGGGGGTGACAGCCGGCGGCCCCAACTTCCCCTGCCGAATCAGGTTGTAGATATGGGGCGGCGTGCAGCCGCGATGCTGCGCGTAGCGCTTCTTGCTGACGACCCCAACAGCCGCGTCGTCGTGGTCAGCCATACGCTGGAGCCGTCACTCGCCCGAAGACCCCGCCTACCAGAAAACCGTCGCGCTTTCGCCCCCCGCATACGCCGGGGCCAGGAAGGAACCATGCGGCTCGCCAGCCACCGTCGATGTGGTGCGCGAGGATGCGGATTGCGCAGGGCGCAATCCGACGAATGGCGGGAAGGTATGCGATGTGAGTTTCAGCTGTCAATGCAGCATTTTGGGTCGGCGCGGGGGCGAGCCCGAGGCAGGGGGGGGCGCCCCGGCCGAAAACACGCCCGAAAACCCGGGACATTTGGCGACTGGCGGCTTCCGGCGGCCTGGGTGCTAGGGTGGGTGCGGAAATCGCCTGACCGCCCTGTACGGCCCGCTAAATGGCTTTTTGAGGGGGGTGGCATTTCTGGCGACGCGGGGCCAGGCCGTAGTGCGTCGCCAGGACGGCGAGCGCGGCCACCAGCATGCCCTGGGCTTGGCTGGCCGGCACGGGTCTGCCGTTCCAGCCATGGCGCATGGCCCATTCGCGGATCGAGCACTCGAGGCCGACCACGTGCCAGACGCAGCTTCCGGGGGCGCTGCTTGGGCCGCCGAGCGTGGTCATGGCTGCAGCGATCTGGCGGCGGGCCTGGGTCT